CCATTAACTCTTCATCCCCAAACCTATCAATGTCTCCCATGCGCAGATGACATTCAATTATAGTATCATTTATGACCTCTAGGTTTAAGCAGCCTGTGTAGCCTGAAAAATTATTCTCTACCCAGTTATACAGTGTTTTAAAAGTATGTTCAGTAGACTCAACTAATTCCCAATAATCAAACATACCGTGCTGAAGCTTCTCTCCACGCATACAATAGTGATCAACCACAATACCATCACACACAATTAAATCAAAAGAGTAGTGTTCACCTATTTCATAAGGAGACCAAAATAGTCCAGGAAAGTTTACAGTATCATACTGTTCTTTGTTATGTACAACAAAAGAACCAACTCCTCCACCATAAAGATTAATAATAGGTTTCATTACTAGAGGATACTGGGTAGGCTCAGTACCGATTGGGCCATGAGGTATGTCTTGAGTCTCACAGATATGCATTTTATTATAAAACTTTTTATAGTTTTTAAAGGCAGGATATGTATAAGCAAAATCATCCGTAGTCGGTATATCAATACCCCAATCAGAGACTTTTCTATAGTAATTATACATTAAATTAATCGGATTGTGGTTTTTCCAAGGCATCGTACATCTTTTCTCTTATATCTACAACTTTTTCTTGTTCTATGATTTCTATACATAGATTAGTAATTTGAATATCTTTGCGTAAAAACATCATCTTTTCTTGAAGTTTTTCAAGTTCTCCTTGATAGAAAGCTAGTTCTCGTTCTTTACGAAGTCTTGTATCAAGTATGTCGGTTAAAAGAATTATTTTAGGAGGCTTGTTCAAAACTGAACCGCTGGAGACCAAAAGGTTGTGCGTCCATCATCAAGCTTGATTCTTTCAACAGGATGACCGTATATATCTTTTTGCTGATTATAAACCATTACGTGTCCTCCTCTTGCTTCTACTATTTCAGAAGGATTTGATGCGAAACGAGTATACTTCCCATGATTATTATATAAATCAGAATAATTACGAATAGTTGCCCCACCGGACTCATACGATGCTGATAGTACTTTACAAATTGCATAATAAAGTTTTTCAAGTTCTTCTTCATCCAAACTACCCATTGTTCTATGAGGCGCAATACCGGCTAAAAATAGGGATTCTGACTTGTAAATGTTTCCTACACCAGAAATCTTTTTCTGATCCATTAACCACTTTACCACCGACCAACTGGGATTACCTCGTGCGCGGGTATTAAATTCGCTAAGAGTACAAGGATTATTAAGCATATCAGGTCCAATTGATCTAAGTTTTGCTTGAAGATCACTTTCTTTATCCACAAACTTAATAGTCCCAAAATTACGCTGATCGTTGTAGTAGACAGCAGTGTCATCATCAAAGTAAAAAGCCATCCTTGTGTGTTTGGATGGCTGGAGTTTAAAATTACCAGTCATACCAAGAGTAGTATAAATATAATATATTGGAAGCAAATCACCAAGCTCCCAATATATAAATTTACCCTTGTTGTGGACGGCTTTGACAGGAAATGGCCCATCATCTTCTAAATCACAATAGAAGCTGCCAAATCCTGTAGGTAGATTTTTAGTATATCTACCAGAAATAAAATTGATATTAATTAAATTTTTACCTCGTACAGCCCGATCAAGTTGTCTAGCTGTACGAGTGCATTCTGGACCTTCAGGCATTAGCGCATCTTAAGGTTAGCTTGACGTGGGAATCCCCAAACATCTATTGCTGGAACGCGAATCATACGCTCTTTAGTATTCTTTTTATCGGGATTTGGGACAGTGAGCATCACGTTTTTACCTTTACGCCACGCAATAGCTTGATTATTACGGCGCATATCAGACTGAATATAATCACGACGAAGAGCATTTAACACAGAACGTGTTACATTTGGACGCTCACCTTTAGAGGTGTAATTTTTACCAGAACTTTTCTTACCTGCCATTTGAATCTCCTGTTTTTGAAATATAAGTTAATATACAAAAATAAAGAGCACTAAGCAACATTAATGTAAGTTACGTAACCTGTCTTCAACTATTTTAATATCTTTTGGCTCATCAACAGCCCAGCTATCTCCTATTAAATCAATGCAATACACGGGAATTCCAATTTGGAGAAATCTATGAATAGATAATCCGTCAAGTGACTCAGCACTACATAGCCCTTGACTAAAGTAACTATCCAAAACATTTTTAGTGTAACTATGAATCCAAATAGCTTTATGTGCTTTTTGGAATTGTCCTTTATAATCAACGGGTATGCCTGCACGAGATGCGTAAAGCACTCTATTTTGCTCGTCGAAAACAATTTTTGCTTTTGAAGGGTCGTTGAATTCATTCTCATCTATGCTTTTTCTTCCAATTATGAATTGGTTTTTACTTGAGTCACTTTTTGCAATTATGGTTTTAATATCTTCTACATTAATTAAAGGTTCATCTCCACATGCACAAATATAAATTTTAGCAGCAATTTTGTCACTTACTAACTTTACTCTATCAACTTCACTGGCTGCTTTATCTGTTAATATGCAATTGATATCATTAGTAATGCAATAATCAATAATCTCATTATCCTCAGTAGCTACAACAATATTATCTGAAGAAGTTACTTGTAGTGCTCTGTTCCATACATGGTGTATCATAGGCACACCCATTATCTTAATTAAGGGTTTACCAGGAAGCCTAGAACTGCTCATTCTTGCTGGTATAACTATCAAAATGTCTTTCATTTATGAATCTCCGTGTTTGATTGTAAAATTGATTTCCAAATTTTCCTCTTTCCTAAGTATTTTTTATCTTCAAGATAGTTTTCTTCATTATGAAAAATAGCATATCTTTCGAAATATTCGCTATCATAAATTTCTCTGGTCTCCCAAATATTGTCAAATCCCCAAAGATGTATCTTTTCGGCATTATTTTGTAAAGCCCATAAATATGCTCTTTGTCCTGAATCTGAATATGAATCATAGTTGGTATGCACTTGATAAACTGCCCATTTGTAGAGTAAGTGAGTTCTATCAATAAGAGATAGGGACTTATGTGAGTATAAAAATTTTATAAAGTTTTTATCTTGAGGAAAATAAAGCGTATTTGTTGTAATAGTAGGTAAATTCCAATAACCCTCTCGACCCAATCTGTACGCGGGAGTACATACTATATCGCAGTCAACAGTTGGTCTATGAAAACATATGACCGTTCCGGTAGTATATTTAAACTGAGCCGCAGAAGGACCGTGGCCTACAAGATGAACCTCACTTAAATCATAATCAGATGGTAAAACTTCTTTCATTAAAACCTCGGATAATCAGTAAAATTTGAACTACCATAAAACGATTCAATCTCAGTAGCCCAATTAATAAAATTATTATAACCTAACTCTTTCTCTTTACCAGCAAAATGAATTAACGAGTTAGGAATAGGAGATTGTCTATTTCTCCAATAACCACAACCTAAAGGTTTATAGTTTAGAGTTTCTGAAATTTCTGTAATGAGATTGTTATTATAATGTGCCCAAACGTTGAATAAAAACTCATCAGGCTCCCCTGTATCAAAAGATTTAAAAAGAGACTCAAAGTTTCTTAACGGTTTATTTTTATCATTTAGTTTAAGAATCTTAGTCCAAGCTGCCTGATCATTTAAGAAAAAATCATAGAAATCATACAAGAGTTCAATTAAATTAATGTTTTCAATTATAATTACACCACAATCATAATAAGTAGAAAAAGTTTTAGGGTATAAAGGCTTATAGTAAGAAACTAATCCTAGTCCTTTAGTCTTTGGGGTGGTTGGATTGTAAAAAGGTAAAATGTCAGAATCAAGATGAATTATTCTATCATAATCACGTCGTAGATCATAAAAAGACTGAAATTTTTGGAAGTTGTAGGGAAGGCGAGGAAATCTTGCAGCCCAAGAGGACAATGTGTCAACACAAACATAGTCATAATCGTTTGACTCTGACCACTCTTTCACTTTAGAAGTGCAAAAATTGATTAGAGGACGATCATCATCAATATTAACTTGAAGAATACACGTTTTCATTTGACGAGTTAGAAGATATAGAGATATTGCTGTGTAGTTCTATTAATGTATAAATAAAATCTGCGGGTTCATATAATTGTGAACATTTTCGACATTCTACAATATCAAGAGGCTCTATTTTACCATTCATGAACCATACTTCTTCGTCAGAAGAACAGACGGGACATAAGCTTCTAGCTCTGTATATAGCCATTATAAATTTTTCGGTGATATAAATCCATTGAATGATCCCGTGCTCCGTCAAAAAACTCACGTTTTTTCCACGCGGCTAGACGCCCACGCCATTGATCTTTGATTCGTTGCCAAACAGTCATATTACGAATATTTCCGTAGTGATTTATATAAACAAGCTCTCCGTGGTGACGGTACACAATAGGAGGAGGTACACGAGTCACAATATCATTGTTGTTAACAAAGCGATAATGCTTTATTTTATCTGTGTTCATTTCTTTGACGAAGCGTCTATCACCTACGCGGGGGGAACCAAAAGTGTAAAGTTCGTTGGCGTCTAACCGACTTGCCATGATAGTAGCTAATGCAGCTCCGAGTGAATGACCCGTACACGTGATTCGACAATCATCATCAAATTGTTGAGCATCTAAATACTCAACAATCTCACTATACACAAGATTTAGTGCATTAGCAAACCCAGAATGAACACGACCTTTTTCTTGGGCTCTTTTAGGCCATGCACGTAAATCAGCTAAAAGATCCGATAATTCAGTAGGCTCAGTACCCCTGAAGCAAATTATAACAGTATTAGTTTCTTTATCCCAAGCAACAAAGCATTGAGTACCGCCTTTATCAAACCATTTAAACTTTTCATAACCAAAGGTGTCACATGAGGATTTTACGAGAGCCTCACCTGAGTAAACGAGTTTACTCAAGTAGGACGCACGAACTGCTGTATGCATTTTCATTACTTACTTTTCATTTTCTTTAGAATAGCCGCTTGAAGAGCAGGCGGTAGCTTCTTCTGTGCTGGAGTAAGTCCTTCAGTTTTGCGTTGGCCTTTCATTGAAGGCTTTTTCATTGGTTCTTTTTTCATTATGATTTTCCTCTTTTCCCTAAATCTATTTTTTTACCCTTATGAGGGCCTGATTTACGTGGTAACATCCCACGTGCGACAAGTCTGGCTCGGTTCGTAGAACCGATTGAGCGTCCAGACTTATATTTGCGTAGTAGCGCAGCATAATTAATCCTGGATTTTTTAGTCGTCATTCTTCATCATCTTTCGTAAATGAGCATGTTTCTTCATATCATTGTAAATATCTATGACACCGCGTGCTGCATGAGTTTTAAATACAAAAGGAAGAAATGCATGAACAGTGCTAGTAATTAGTATTTTGACTAGTCTATAACTGTTATAAAGACTGTGCGAAAAATGTGCCCAATAACTCATACGGCTATTTTTTAAATGCTCTATGGAATTCTTAATCATAAAGTATGTTACCTGTTTGCCAGAGGGTTGTCCAAAGATTTTTGTAACTTTCTATCCAAATCTTCCTCTAAGGAGTTTAGTTCTCTTTTGACGAAACCTTCCATACCAGATACTTTATCATTGAAACGATTGTTAGCGTCTTCAATCATAGATCTTGCATCTGATTTAGTTCTGTCCATAAGTGCCTGTGCTTCATCTTCTACCTTATCAATGTCGTTCTCAAC